GGCCGAGCTGCTCGACTGGCGGCATAAAGCCCTGATCCGCAGCGGAGCAAATACGGATGAGTGAAGACCTCAAACTGCAGGCGCTGCTGAAAGCGGTTAATCAGGCGCTGCGCCCGCTACAGAGCCTCCAGAACGAAACGCAAAACGTCGCCAGTTCGATTGCCGATACGCAGCGAAGTCTGGCGGCGCTGCAGGCGCAGTCGGCGAAAATCGACGGCTTTCGCGCCGCCAGCCGCCAGCTGAGCGACACGCAGCAGCAGCTTAAACAGGCGAAGGCGGAAACGGCGGCGCTGGCGCTGGCGATGCGCGCCAGCGGCCAACCGGCAGAGCAGCAGAGCCGCGCGCTGGAGAAGGCGCGTCAGCATACCGCCGCGCTGCAAAGCCAGGCGCAGAGCCTGCGTCTGGCCGTGCAGCAGCAGCGCGCGAGCCTGAACGACGCGGGCATCTCCACGCGCAGCCTGAGCAGCGAGCAGCTGCGGCTGAAAGCGGCCGCGGCGCAGACCAGCCAGCAGCTTAGCGGTCAGCAGCAGCAGCTTCAGCGGCTGAACCAGCAGCAGGAGCGGCAGAACCAGGCGGCGGAGCGCTACCGTAAAGGACAGGCGCTGGCGGGCCAGATCCGCAGCGGCGGCGCAACAGCGCTCGGCCTGGCGAAACCGGGCTTTACCGCTGGCGCCGCGCTGCTGCGTCCCGGCTACGAGCTGGTGCGCGCCGATGCCGCGCTGCAGGCCAAAACCGGCCTGCAGAAAGGATCGCCGCAGGCCGTCGCGCTGGATAAACAGGCGCGCAGCCTCAGCGGGCAGACCGGCGTTCCGGCGCAGGCGGTGGCGCAGACCCAGCTCGATATCGCCCAGGCGGGCGGCTCGATCGATGATATCGCCTCCGCGACGCCGGTGGCGCTGAACATGGCGCAGGTCAACAGCCACTCGGCGGGGGATAACGCCGGGCTGCTGATGGACGCGAAAAGCGCATTCGGCCTCAACAGCGGCGATATCGCCCACCTAGGCGATGTGCTTAACGCCACCCTCGACCAGACCGGCATGAAGTTTGAGGATCTGAGCAGCGCGCTGAGCAGCGTCGCGCCGGTGGCGAAAAACGCCGGCATGGGCGTTGAGCAGACCTCCGCCATGCTGGGGCTGCTGGCGCAACATCATATTACTGGCGCGGCGGCGGGCGAAGAGGTCGGGGCGATCCTGGCGCGGCTGCAGACGCGCGAGGGCGAAGGCGCTATCGCCGCGCTCGGCGTGTCTACCCGCGATAAAAACGGCGACGCGCGGCCGATCCTGCCGCTGCTGAAAGATATTCAGGCCGCGTTCGCCAGTAAGGGGATGGATGCGGCGCAGCAGACTGACGCGCTGAAGAGCATCGTCGGCGCGAAGGCGGCCTCGTCAGCCTCGCTGCTGACGCGAGGCGCCGCCAGCGGCGAGCTGGAGACGCTCACCGCCTCAGTACAGCATGCCGACGGCGGGACGGCGCGCATGGCGCGGGCGCAGCAGGACAGCCTCGGCGGGGATCTGCAAAAGCTGGACGCCTCGAAGGCGGCTATCGGCGTCGACCTTTTTGCGCCACTTGAAGGCCCGCTGCGCACGCTGACGCAGGAGGCGACGCAGTTTTTGCAGACCATCGACCAGTGGCTGCAGGATAACCCGACGCTGGCGAGCGGCATCGCCACGGCGGCGGCGGTGGCGCTGACCTTTGTCGGCGCGCTGGGCGCTATCGGCATGGCGGTCTGGCCGGTGGTCAGCGGCGTCGGCGCCATCATGGCCGGGGTCGAGATCCTCGGCGGCCTGTTCACCGTGGTGGGCGGCGCGATCGTCACCGCCATCGGCGCCATCACCTTGCCGGTGGTGGCTATCGTTGCGGCCATCGTCGGCGGCGCGCTGCTGATCCGTCAGTACTGGGAGCCCATCAGCGCCTTTATTAGCGGCGTCGCGCAGGGGTTCTCCGCCGCGATGGGGCCGATTGGCGACGCCTTTGCGCCGCTGCAGCCGGTATTTGCCTGGGTGACGGACAAGATTAAGTTGGTATGGAACGGCTTTACCCAGCTGCTGGAGCCGGTGAAAGCGACGCAGGAGCAGCTGGCCGCCGCCGGCGATATGGGGAAAAGCTTCGGCAATATGCTCGCCGATGCGCTAAAGATCCCCGGCCATGCGCTGGACCAGCTCACCAGCGGCATCGACTGGGTGCTGAACAAGCTCGGCATCGCCAGCAGTAAAAGTAAACAGCTGAAGGCGGATCTGCCGCCAGACGCGGCGCCCGTCGAGAACGCCGCTGCCAGCGGGCTGCAAAGTAACCTGCTGACCAGCGGCCCGAGCTACCGGCCGGTAGTCGCGCCCGCCGCAGGCAGCATGACGCAGCAGAACGCTTACACCAGCAATATCACGGTGAATGCGTCGCCCGGGATGGACCCCAATGACGTTGGGCGCATCGTACAGCAGCATTTTGCTCAACAGCAGTTCGAGCAGCAAAACCGGCAGCGCAGCGCCATGACAGGAGGATTCTATCCATGATGATGATCTACGGCATGCTGCCCTTTATGCGGCAGACGCTGCCCTATAACCAGCTGATACACAGCAGCGGCTGGAACTGGGCCATCAACAGCCGCGTCGGCATGCGCGCTGCGGCGCAGTTTACCGGCAAGGGCAGCGACAAGATCTCCCTGAGCGGCGAGCTGCGCCCGGAGCTGACCGGCGGTCCGGTTAAGGCGCAGGCGTTTCAGCTGCTGGCTGACGAAGGGCGCGCCTGGCCGCTGATCGGCGGCGACGGCACCATCTACGGCATGTATGTCATCGAGAGCTTTAAGACGACGCACAGCGACTTTTATGCCGACGGCAGCGCGCGCGTGATTGCCTTTACCCTCGACTTGCTGCGCGTCGATGAGTCGCTGGTCTCGATGTTCGGCGATTTGAAAGCGCAGGGCAGCGCGCTGTGGGCGAAGGCGGAAGCGGCGGCAGGCAACCTCTCTTCAGGCATGGCGGCGGGAGGCTTCTCACTGTGAGTGAACTCGGCGCGATGGCGATTAAGGCGGGCAGCCGGCCGGCGCCCGATTTTATGCTGTGGATCGGCAGCAAAGATGTGACGCCCAATCTGCGCGATCGGCTGATCTCGCTGACGCTTACCGATAATCGCGGCTTCGAAGCGGATACGCTGAACCTTGCGCTGGACGACAGCGACGGCCTGCTGCAGCTGCCGCAGCGCGGCACGGTCGTGTCGCTGTTTCTGGGCTGGGTTGGCCAGCTGCACAACAAGGGCGACTATACGGTCGATCAGGTGAGCCACGGCGGCGCGCCCGATGTGCTGACCATTGTGGCGCGCAGCGTCGATTTTCGCGGGGAGCTGGGCAAGGCGCGTGACCTCTCTTACCACGACGCTACGCTGGGCAGTATCGTGACGCAGATTGCCCAGCGCTGCGGGCTGATTTTGCAGATGGCGGAAGGGTTCGCCGGGATCAAGATCGATCATATCGATCAGACCCACGAAACCGATCCCAGCTTTGTCACTCGCCTGGCGCAACGCTATGGCGCGGTCGCGGTTATCAAAGCGGGGCGGCTGCTTTTTTTGCGGCCCGGCAGCGGCCAGTTAGCCAGCGGCGGTGCGATACCCACGGTGACGCTGACGCGCCAGGATGGCGATAAACACAATTTTACTGTTGCCGATCGCACCACTTATAGCGGCGTGCAGGCGCGATGGCTCTCAACAAAAGAGGCGAAAACGCATGTGGTGCAGATGCAGCGCAAGGCAAAGGCCACGAACGATGCTGCTGTTGCCCATCCTGATGCGCAAAGCGCGCCGCAGTTAACGGGTAAGCAGGAAGGCGATTATCTTTCCGGTGCGAAAGAGAGCTTGCTGGTGCTGCCGGACGTCTTCAACAGCGAAGAGGCGGCAATACAGGCGGCGCAGGCGAAGTGGAACGACATTCAACGCGGCGCGGCTCACTTTACCTTTCAGCTGGCAAGCGGGCGCGCGGATCTCTATCCAGAAACTCCGGTCAGGGTCAGCGGCTTTAAAGCGGTAATTGACGCCAGCGCCTGGGTAATCAGCAAGGTGACGCATAATCTGAGCGTTAATAGCGGATTTACCACCACGCTGGAGCTGGAGAACGACATCACGGATGTGGAATACGAGAGAATTAACTAACTAATAGTTAATTAATTTGCTTTTTGTGAGTAATTTGCGCGATAATGAGCGCGTCAACTACTGAGGAACTCACAAATGATGCATTGCCCGCTGTGTCAGAGCGCTGCCCACACGCGCAGTAGCCGCTACATCTCTAACGAGACCAAAGAGCGCTACAACCAGTGCCAGAACATCAACTGCAGCTGCACCTTTAAGACGCATGAGAGCGTGACCGGCATGATCGTGACGCCAGGTAAAGTCGAGAAGGTGGCGATAGCGAAGAAGCAGCCTGAGGTTCGCGCCTGAGTGTTTAGGCGTTTGAAAAGCAAAGCCCGCGTAAGCGGGTTTTTTTATGGCGGCAGCGCCGCCTCTTGGAGTTCTGGCGATAAGTGTATGGGGTTGGGCGGGGGCTTGCCTGCGTTGGCAATAACTGTTAACCGCTGGCTTTGCACATAAAAACCACCTGTGAAAGGTGGTTTGTTTTGGCTACCAGCTAAGTTCTTGCTTCGTGGCTTTGGCGTTCTGTTTATACATCATTTCAAGCGTGGTGTAGGTGCACATATCCAGCGTTCCCTGACAGTAATCTTTGATGACGCGATCTAACACCGTTCTGTCGCTCACTTTTGTGAGTTTTTTAAATGCAGTCAGGTTCTGCTTTTCCATCATGCGTAAGGTGGTCGGCTGGCACATATCTAGCTGACCGTCGCAATAATCCGCTTTCACGCGCTTCTGAATGTAGCTGATCACTTCCTTCTTCTGGCCCTCGGAGCCATCAAAGTCCAGTGGGTGGACGAAACCTGCGTTAGCAGCAGCAGAAGCGAGTAAAAGGGCAGCCCCAAAAAGTATTTTCATTAAGAATTCCTTATCAAAAAAAGTAAGCGCTAAGATTAATCCTAATTAAGTCGGAAGTGAACAACTGAAGGAGCGTAGCAAGTGGGTTTTTAAAAAAACTGGGATTTTATCGTAGTCTGGTTGGCGCAAAGGTCTGGGCGAGGATGCTTAACTAAGCGAAACGTAAGAGGAATGAGAAAATTTCTCTGTATGTACATATTCTTGACGAAGATGCTATGAGGTACAGGGGGGCTGAGTACTTGGCGTCGTCGACGCGGCAGGCAAGCTTATTAGTATAGGAGAATGGGTGCCTTTAACTGATCAATAGATCGCATCATTTCCTATTTTATAAAATGCATTCGGTCCGTTGTAATGATAAAAGTTTCGTTGCCATCCTTGAAGCTCGTCATTAAAGCCCTGCCGTTTTTACTGGCATCGTATAAATAGAAGTGGTAAGAGAAATTTGTCATCGCACCTGCACTGGCTCGTGTGTCGAGGTTTACCAGAGGAGTAAGGAGATTGTTTGCCTGGAGTGAGGAGAAATAGGATATTTAACAGCTGCTCAAAATTAGCCTATTGCTTATCATATTTATTTTTTAACTCTAAGGCATATTTTTCTTTAGTGATGAAACTCGAAATAATTAAATGTTAAGGAGGTAATGCTAATGTTTTATTTATCTCATGCCAAAACTGATAGCCAGTCTTTGTTCACAAGAATACGAAAATAAGGTTTACACCATTGATTAACATAAAGTAATAATTCATCATCACTCATGCTTGAGGCTCGAGAGTTAAATACAGGAATAGCTTCATCATACATTTCCCAGTAGAAGTTATTTAGGCGATGCGTAATTGATGCAAATGCGGATGGCGCGTAATCTAAAAAATAGTTTGTAAAAAAAGCTAGCCTGCTTTCCACTTCTTGTGGTGAGTTAGCTTTCATCAAAAGCGTTAGCTGTATCCGTAACCACACTAAAGCGCTTAGCTCTGCACTTGGGTTAACAATATTCATTTCACGTTGATATCGGCCAAGATATTCATTAACTTCATAATCAATTGGGTGAGTTTCTAGATTTAGCGAGGCGAGTATTAGTAAGGATTCAGAATCATTTCCATTAAGAAGTTCTTTTTCAGCCCATTCTGTTATTCTCTTGCTGAAATCGATTGCTGAACTAAAACTTGCTATTTCATCAAATGTCTTTAAACATAGCAAATCTTGCAAGGTATAATTATATGCGGCATCATTCATTGTATATCCTCTTTATTCCATCTCGCTATGATGGGTTGAGTAAGACTGCGTCTGGTAAATAGTCTGGTGAAAATTATACATAATGCGTCATCATCTTAATATCCGTATGGCCCAATTTCTGCTGGCAGAAGAAGCTGCCTAAGCTTAGTTTCCTTCTAAGTCTAAAATATTGTTATTTCCTTTCTGCGAAATGTGGGTTAATAGATAAGGTCGTTACCGCTTCCGCCCCCACTTTTCCTTATATATACTATAGAAAGTGGAGGTGGTAAGTCTTAGATGAACTGTTAGGTGCTTATTCATACTTTCCTGGTGCCACTAGTCATTTAGTAAAAATCCATACTGATATTTCGCTTTTTGCCTGAAACGAATGACCAATTAGACATAGAACACCGCACCTTCATATGACTTGACCGTAATACCAACGCTCTCCGGTGAACCATTCATCACGATCCTCACTCCCGTAATATTCAAGTGTAATACCAAGTTCTTGCACATTAGCTGGAAGAATTAGCCCCCACTCAGTAGCAAGGCTGCGTTCTTTAATCAAAGTGGAGGCACCATTTTCAGAACGGTCTTCGGTGATAAAACTTTGGTAATAGGCTTCTGAACGATACAGACAGATTTCGCTTGTAAACATATCAGGAAGACATATAACAGCAGTAATACGAGAACGTAAATCCATATCTGCAGTTGCCGCTATAAGATGTGAACAAGCGTTAATCATGGCTTGCGCGCAAGCTGCCTTATTTTCAAGCGTACTATACTTTCCCTGAACAAGATTGATATCTACTGGAATTTTGAAATTCCAGTAATGCTCATTTTCAGGAAACAGGGCTCGCTCAGGGCAGTTAAAAGTATTAGCCCAACGGTTTAGAGCTTTCAAGCGGCGTGGAATGTTTCTAACTTTGGTTCGATGATCTCTGTTAAGCCGTCTGCTCATAGATTTTTTATTTTTTAACCGGTTCGAATAGTTTGGGCTGTAATGCAGCACAAAATCATAGTGTGCTCAAATTCCAGCTAATTGTACATATTAATGTAACTCATTTGCCTAAATTTGAAATCTCTTATGTCTGCTTTCCGCTCAAAGCGGATATTACATTGCTGAGCAGCTTCATGTCACAGGTGACCTGATCATTACGTAGCTTTAGGGCTGAAACAGCTTAGAGTGACGAGATTGGCTAAATATGGAGTGGGAGGATTGCTACTTTGATCTACTTCTGAACGGTATCCTATAAGTATCCTGGAAAACCAGCTTAACTATAGCTTCTGATGTAAGTCATTGATAATTTGGTGGCCCCTGCTGGGTTTGAACCAGCGACCAAGCGATTATGAGTCCCAATTCGAAGCGAGCGAAATCAGTAACTTACTGATTTATATATTTTCTTCAGGCCTAATAGTGATGAAAAGTGGCACATAGCGTTGCGCTCTGCTGCCACTTTGCTGCCATTTTTACCTTGAGATGACTAACAAGTTGTAATGTAAACTTAAGTTTAATATGCGTTATTTTTAAGCTGACCATAGAGTGTTTTATGAAATCCTTATTTTTAAAGAAACAGTGATAACTTTCCTCTTTTAAAGGTTAGTATAGGTGTGTTTTTTTATCATTTTACAGAGCCAACTTATTTTTCAAGAAAGCTCTGTTATAATATTTTTACTTAAAATCATTGGTGCTGACTTTTTTCAAAGTTTTTATATTCCTCACGCATTCTCTGGTTTTGTATTATCATTTCCCTGACGTTTTCAGGAAGAAATTCATAATCAAGAATTTTTTTGTTTTTTCTCTTGTGCATAATCTTATAATGTCAGGAGTAAAATAATCATAATCAGGAGCGAACTCGCAATTTTTTAACATAGATATTTTCGGCGTCTAAAATCTTTCGGTCTATTTCATTAAGGTTTAAGTTTAGCCAGTGTACTAATTCATGGAAGTTATTAATCAAATCAGTTTTTTTATGTATATAGCGGGATACATCTAATGGGTATTCTATATCTTCATCAGCAATTATTTCAGTAAGGATTATTAGGATCATTCCACATGATAAGATTCGTCTAATGTCATATATGTCATATCTGAGTTCATATTTTATTCTGGTTTTTTTGTATGCCCCCAGTACCTCACACTTGTAAGGATCGCTCTATTCAATAAAGATTTCAATACGTTAGATTGAACTAAATGGCTGGTTTTTTTCTTGAACTCTTTAAATGTATACAAGCTGATGTTAGTATGTTTAGTTGCCTCAATTGCTCCAGATTGAAAACCATTTTTAGATATGATAAATCCTCTGTCCGCTCCAGTATTCTGAAGCACCGTGAAGAATGCATGTATAATCTCTTTAGTGACGTTACTTTCCCAATATTTAGCTTCAACTAACCACTTAAAGTCAGTTCCTAAATATTTTGATTCTACTAAAACGTCAATATCAGAAAAGCCCTTACACCTTCAACTCTCACATTGGTTTTAGCGCTAGCACCTAGGTTTATAAAATGCTCACAAATGTCTTCTTGAAATTTATACCAATCAGGTTTGCTGTTTTTTTTAATTTCAACGTCTTCAGGCATTTTAACTCCGCAGTTTTATTCTTATTAATGTTTGAAGGTGAGGGGGATTCTTTGCCGCTTTGATAGTTAATATGCTAATTCAGTAATGACTAAATGAATGGCTGAATGAATGGGAGTTCTGTCAATAACTGTACGGAGCCAGAGCGCCGACGGTTAGAGCTGGAACTAAAAGCCAGGGGATTTAACGGTGATGAATATGAGATTGGACTGTTGCTTAAGGGTTGTAGCCTCAATGCAGGGGCGAAAATGCGGCTTTTCTACCGGAACGGCAGACTTCGGGAAGAACCATTCTGATGTGGCAACGTTCAGATCAATCCCATTGATACATAAAAAATAGTTTCAATTCCGACCGGATTTTCTATACTGTATGCATAAACAGTAGTTGTAAGCAGAGGAGGGAACATGCAGGACTATCTTTTGGCGTCGGTGAAGCTTCAGCGTATTGATTTCTTTTTAAAACTTGTTGCTGTCAGCGAATGTAGTGATCAGGAAAAACGCATGGCAATTGAGTGGGTTTCCGAACTCACAGATGAGTTAATGGCTCGTCTACGCAAGCATGAATACAGCCTCTCATTGAATCAGGCTGAGTGATGAAAGGCCTAACAGAACTACGAGCCGTGAGTGCATGACTATGCTGCATGAAATCGCATGATCCCAAAAGGATCTCTGATACTCAGGCCCGCCAGTATTGGCGGGCTTTTGTTTATGTCATGCAGGTGCATGAAAACCACTGCATAAAGCGGGCAGGCGTGGCGGGGCTACGAGCGCGCGCAACGCGCTTTACTGCATAGTCTTGTGGATGTTTTCTTACTCAAGTAAAGTGAAGGTTCAAACTTTACTCAAGCTAAAGGCGGTCTTATGACCATTGAATCTTATCGTCCAAAAATAAGCAAAAATCTAAAAAATCTTTTTTTGGATCCAAATAATTATCGATTTGTAGATAATGATGAGCATAAATTTGTACCTGAAAAGGACATTCTTGATCCGGTAATTCAAAAAAGGACAAGAAATTTCATTGAAGGTGTTCGACAAGAAAACATCAAAGATTTAATATTAAGTTTTAAAGCCAATGGTTTCCTGGACGTTGATGTCATTCAAGTGAAAGACTTAGGCAATAATAATTATCTAGTGCTTGAAGGCAATCGCCGCGTCACTGCTCTTAAGTTTTTATTTGAATCTTATGAGAAAGGTAATGACATAGGAAAGTTAGACCCTAATATTTTCAAAAGCATACCGTTTGAGATTCACGACAATCATGATATCGAAAAACATTTGATAATAATGGGTTTGAAGCATATTAGTGGAAATAAAAAGTGGTCTACCTTTAATCAATCAAAGCTTTTATATGATTTCTTGAAGCCTTATGAAGATAAAGGAAGAGAGGAATATTTAATCAAAGAGGATGAGCTTGTTAATTCGTTAGGTATTTTAAAAACGCGCTTGCGCTCTATGCTAAGGGTTTACAACCTAATACTGGCATATAAAAAAAGTGAGTATGGAGAGCAGTTTGAACCAAGTATGTTTGGCATATTTGAAGAAATTATAAAAAAACCAGTTCTCAAATCTTGGCTTGAATGGAATGATAATGGTTATTATGCAAGAAACGAAATCAATCTAAATCGTTTGTTTTCTTGGATATCTAAAACTGAAGAGTATGTTGAAGTTGAAATTGAAGACGACTATAACGATGATGATTTTAGTGATGATGAAAAGGGAGAATTTAAAGAATTTGAACCTATAATAACTAAATCTCTCGAAGTCAGGGAGTTAGCTACGTTCATTAATAATGAACAAGCCCTTAAGGTTATGGAGGAAGAACGTAGTCTTATTCGCGGCTTTATTTCGAGTGATTCAGTTAATCAGCAGAATTATAAAAGCGCATTGAGTAAACTTGAAGAATCTTTAAAGAATTTAGAAAATTACAAAAACTTAATTGTGGCTGAGGATGTTAAAGGTTTAGAAAATGCGAAAGAAAAATTAGCAACCCTTATGCCAAGCAAAAGCATTCTCAATATTGAGGCCGGAAACTTTACGACAAACTTTGAATATGGAGTTAAACATCACTTCAAGTCCATTCATATAAAAAAATATAAGATATTCAAAGATTTTGAAGTTACTGGATTCAACAGAATAAACATTTTCGCTGGAAAAAACAATACCGGTAAAACTTCAGTTCTCGAAGCTATCTATCTTTTGACTCAAAGGAATGATATCTCATCTTATTTAAACCTGATAAAAAATAAAAATAAATTTTCATCATTAAACCCTTCACTCCTAAATGCAGTATTTCAAGATAAAATCGTCGTTTCTGGATGCTTCGATAATAGTACTGTCGGCATTGAGATGATTAAGTTCGATGATGCTTCTATAGATAAGCAGGATGATTATATAGCTTCTTATAAATTATCATCAGAAGTAGATGGCGAGATTCTAACGAATGTTATTCATACGTTTACTCATGAAAGGATGATAAGAAATTCAAGCCAAGTCTCACATTTGTGTTCAGCATCCTTTAAAAGCCCTTACTTTTACGATGTCGATGAATTAATTAAAGATTATAATAAGAGTTTAAGTTCAAACCTAATTTCTTTGAAAAAAGAAGATACTGCAAATGTCAAATCAGCAATTAGTTTAGTTATTGATTTTCTGAATAGTATAGAACCATCTATAAAAGACGTCAGGTTTACTGAAGAAATGGATTTAAAGCGATTTATTGTTGAATCATCTAACAATTCGGAGCGCAATTTCGATCTTACTTCTTATGGTGAGGGTATTCAAAGGATTTTTTACATTGCCTTATCTTTTGCTGCATGTAGAAATGGAGTGCTTTTCATCGACGAGTTTGAAACGGCTATACATTATACACTTCTTTTAGATTTCACTAGGCTTACGCAAAAATTAGCGAATAGATTTAATGTGCAATTATTTTTAACCTCACATTCAAATGAGTGCATTAGGGCATTTATGGAAAATGGTAGTGAGAATGAAACAATTACTGGATTTCAGCTGGTTAAAAATGAAGATGGAATCAGTGTTAAGAGAGCTGTAGGTGACAGGTTTGGATATCTCATTAAAAATATAAATTTAGATATTAGGGGATGAAGATGAACGCCTCACCTTTTGATAGAGTTGTTGTTTCCTTTTGTGAAGGTCAGCACGATGTAGCGTTCGTAAGTCGCCTTCTTCTAGCCGATGGCTTTGTGGTTTATAATAAAAAAATAAGAGAATTCCCTACACCTTTCTCTAATAGATTCGAAACTGAGCTAGGTCATATTGGCATTCCAGATAAAACATTAGGTTATCAGGCGTCGAGTGCGCTTCTTCCCTCGATAGCTTTAAATAAAGGAAGAACTTGGGTCTTTCTTCACAATGTAGGAGGGGATTCAAAGAACGAAACCCGGAATGAATTGGTAAGAATGTATAGAGGCCTTTCAGCACATGACGATTTCAGCCTTGTCATTCCTTATCGATTCTTATACTTCTTTGATTCAGACAATATTGGCGTAAACTCCAGGGTCGCAAGCGTCGCAGAAGAAATTGGAATGAACCCAGAAGTTAACCTCCAGAATGGAAATATTGTTAACTTTGATAATGTTCAATGGGGAACCTACATTTTTCATGATTCAGGAAATCAATTAGGCACTCTGGAGAATTTGATTTTAGGATATTTTGAAAATAAGATACCTAATCTCCATTCAAATATAATTAATTTCTTAAGAGCTAATGCTATCCCAGCAGGAAGTACAAGAAAGATGAAGATTAGGAACGGAGCAGAGGTTTACTATGGCCAGTCTAGATATGCTGAGAATAAATCAATTATTGGAGTTTATGGACAACTTCAATTTTCTGGAATGAGTAATTCGAGCCTGCTAGAAAGCACAGACTTTATGAAGGCGATGGATTTTATAGCATGCCAGCACTGTCAAACAATAACAGCTTTATTTGCATAAAAAACCGGGTCTTAATGACCCGGTTATTTCTTAGGATAACGAGTATTCCTTAAAGACCATTACTTTCTCCCCTAACCAGTAATTTAATTCAGATGGTCTTTCTTGCAAGGGTTCTATTTCATTTTTCACAAACACTTTTGCCGCCTTTTCCACATCTCCAAATCCGCCGACATTATTTGGTACAATGCCCATCATTTGTGGCGGCACCCGGTGAGCAGCCAGCATATCGTCACGGCTCATATTCTTGATATTCAGAAACTCATCCTTTGCCGCAACCTCAGAAAGCGGGATGATCTGAATACCGTCCTTTTTCCCGTTCGGGCTGTACATAAATAGGTTGCGGAAGTTGCCAGGCCCCTTCGCACTTTTCATGGCACCGCGAATATTGTCCACGTCCTGCTGGCTCTGCGCCGGGTCGGTCATGTTCATGATGAAACCGGCATGGCTGCCGTTCATATAATACTTTCGGCGGAACAGCGTAGCCGACTCATTCAGCAGCGCCGACGGGATGGCTGGCGGGTTCAAGCAGCAGATTGATGCGGGGGAATGGATCATCACAACGTTGACGCATAGCGTGAGTGCGGAGAGCGGCTATACGACCAGCATTGAGCTTGAGGTGAAAATAGATTCTCTTGAAATGGATTAGTGCTATCTCATAATGGTTTAATTAAGTATCATTTATCTCAATTGGGTTTTGGAGAAAATGTTATGATGAATTGCCCTTTGTGCGGGAATGCCGCACATACCCGCAGCAGTTTTCAAGTATCAGCCACGACGAAAGAGCGCTATAACCAGTGTCAGAATATTAATTGCAGCTGTACGTTTAAATCCCATGAGACGGTTTCTGAGATCATTATGAAGCCGGGAAGCGTTAAACCTGTGCCACCGCATCCGGGAAGAAATCAGCAGCAAGCATTGTGGTTATAATTATTGTGGCTTAGCAGCGCCCGTACGAAACGGGCTTTTATCTTTTTGATGGATTAAACACAATTCGGAAAGGTTAAATACTTGATTGGGAATTTAAAGTGTTTCCCATAAATCATTTTACTCACTCATTTTAAGGAAATCGTCAACATTCATTTTGAATGTGTGAGGTGTTAAGTCTGCTAATGAAAAAAATGTATCTGGATTTACTGGTCTTTTTATCGGAAGGGGTATTCCTGGCTTATTTAGTTTTGGTGTAATAAGAGTTGATCCTTTATTATGAATGTATTTAGTAGCTATCTTACTTATTTTTTCTTCATAATTTTCAAGATGTATTAAGCTGATTATGAATGAACCCTCCACTTCATTATCGATTCTTCTTATAAAGGGTGTGACTCTAAATATATCTTGAAAAAATTTTGAATCTTGCTCAAAGCAGCTAATCCCTAATGCCAGTAATAAAGATGCATCAGGATTTTGTTGTAGTATTTTTCTGTAAGCCATTCTCCTTAATTTGCTATTCAAAACTTCGCCATAGCCAGTGCATATAATCTCATTTAATGGATCGCTTGGAAAAAGTTCAGCACCACTATAATAGCGTTCAATGAATGAATCTCTTTCCGATTTTTCACAGCTTCTTATTCGAAGGGTGATCCAGTTGGAATCAAGTTTCACATAGCTTGATTCATGGAAGTTTACTTCAGATATATAATCTACTTTATTTTCCCATTCCCACCTTTCGCAGGCCTTAATGGCGTCAATTTTCGACTCAAAGAAGAAGGCCCCCCTTAATCTAGATGGCTTGTCAGGGAAATTTAATGTGCGAAATTTTTCTATATGAAACTCAGATGCAAGATCGCTAATATATTTATCGTTGATGGATGATTGGATATTATTATATAGCCATAAGGACGGTGCTGTAAATTCTACGCCTTGTTCATCTTTAGGAGGATTTGCTAATATCCTACCAATAGCGACCTCCCAAGCAACCATCGGATGATCTATATCGAAAATAGCGAATAACCTCATTTTATAATCCTTTTTCAACTAGTTTTAATTGGTAATAACTGAAAGCATTAAATAAACCACTAATATAATTTGATAAATAAATCTGCTTCTTAAACCAAATTTATTGTCATTTTTTATGAAATGTTTTTCTCTTCATACATTCATTAAGCATCAGTTTGGCCTTTAGTAATGTATTAGATAAAGCATGTTTCTTCCATATGATCACAATTTAAGGGTTACAAGTTATTAGTTGCGGGCCTTATTCTTGATGGTAGTTTGTACGGCTGAGGGTAAAGGTAAAAAATCTGCTGCCATTTTGCTGCCAATGGCTAATTATCAATACAAAAAAGCCACCTGAGAAGGTGGCTTAAATGCATGATTTTAATCACTAAATTTGGTGGCCCCTGCTGGGTTTGAACCAGCGACCAAGCGATTATGAGTCGCCTGCTCTAACCACTGAGCTAAGGGGCCAGCGGAGCGGGGATTATAATGTATCTGTTTAAGGCAATCCAGCACTCCCTCACCAGATGCTGAAAAAACGCTCATCACATGAGTGCTTGATTAAACTAAACATTTCCAGAACACGCGGCCCAATTTTACCCGTGCCATCCAGCAAAAGCGGGTAAGCAAACCCGCTCTGGCCCGCCTCTTATCGGGTTCTTACCCTCGCACCCACCTGAAAAGCATCGACCTCTCACTCCCGATAGCGCGACGCCGACTGGCTCAGCGAAAGATAGGGCAGCATCGCGCCGCGCGCACGGTCATACTCCTGCCACAGCGCAATCTCTTCCAGCGCCGGGATAGTCACCGCTTCGCCCGCCTCCAGCCCCGCCAGCGCGGCATCCACCATCTCTTCCACTTCCATAATCATACCGGCTGGCAACTCATCAATGGACTTGCCGGAGCGGTCGAATATCTCCGTACGCGTAGCACCAGGCAGCACGGCCTGCACCTGCACGCCGCTGTTCTCCAACTCGCGCTGCATCGAGCGGGTCAGCGTCAGCACAAAAGATTTGCTGCCGTTATAGGCGCCGTTGAACATCTCATGCGTCAGCGAAAGCACGGAGGCGACATTGATAATCACGCCGCGTCCGCGCGCGCGAAACGCATTGGCCGCCGCATGCGCCAGGCGGGTAGGGGCGATGATGTTGAGCGCCAGCATGGTCTGAATACGATCGATGTCGGCATCGATAAACTCGCCGTCCACGCTCATGCCGGCGTTATTCGCCAGCAGCGTAATCGCCGTGTTGTCCCGCAGCTCCTGCTCGACGCGCTGCAAATCCTCCGCATCGGTCAGATCGGCGCGCAGAATACGCGCCTCAATCTGATGCTGCTGTTGCAGCGTCTGCGCCAGCGTCTCCAGCCGCGCCTGATCGCGCGCCACCAGAATCAGATCGTAACCGCGCGCCGCGAGGCGTCGTGCATAGGTGGCGCCGATGCCGCTGGATGCGCCGGTGATTAAAGCAAAGCCTTGCGATGATGCTGACATGGTAAACTCCTGTTGTATGATGATTGTCATATTTGTAGTTAATATGACGGTCGTCATATGCATCGTCAAGCTGGAATATGATGGTCGTAATAATTACTATGAACAGCAGAACCTATCAGCGGGAAAAGTGTGATGGATAAACAGAGCCATAAGGCGCGCACGCGGCAGCGCATTCTGGATGAGGCGGCGCGGGTGATGCGCGAATGCGGCACGGAAAGCATCGGCGTGGCGGCGCTGATGAAGCGCGTCGGGCTGACGCACGGCGGCTTCTATGCGCACTTCGACTCGCGGGAGGCGCTGGTGCAAGCGGTTATCGCTGAAATGTTCACCGACTCGACGCAGCGGATGGCGCCGCTGTGGCAGGGCGCGGATCCGGCCGCGCGGCTGTGCGCGCTGATCGACTACTACCTGTCAGAGACGCATCGCGACTGCCGCGCCGAGGGCTGCCCGGTGCCCGCGCTGGTCAGCGAGGTCGGCCATCTGCCGGAAGAGGCGAAAACTGTCTTTACCCAAGGCGTGACGTCGATGCTGCAGCGGTTAGGCGAGCTGCTTGCCGAGCTGGGGCAGCGCGACGCCGAGGCGCTCGCCAGCAGCCTGCTGGCTGAGATGGTCGGCGCGCTGGCGCTGGCGCGCGCCTGCTCCGATAAAGCGCTCTCTGCGGCCATGCTGGCGCGCAGCCGCGAGGCGCTGAAGCGCCGTACCGGACTGGAGCAGGCGGCATGAGCGAGCACAACATCAGCGACATTATCGCGCCCGGTCTGGAGGTGCTGTTCTGCGGCATTAATCCCGGCCACTCGACGGCGCACACCGGCTATCACTTCGCGCATCCCGGCAACCGCTTCTGGAAGGTGCTCTGTCTGGCTGGCTTTACCCGGGAGCAGCTCCGGCCCGAAGAGGAGCAGCGGCTGCTGGAGACCGGCTGCGGCATCACCATGCTGGTAGAGCGCCCCACCGTGCAGGCGAACCAGCTGGCCGCTGAGGAGCTGCGCGACGGCGGCGCGCGCCTGACCGACAAGGTGCTTAACTACCAGCCGCGCGTGCTGGCGATCCTCGGCAAAGACGCCTTCAAGCGCGCCTTCAATCAGCGCAAGGTGGAGTGGGGCTTACAGGGCATTTTTATGGGTAAGACCCAGGTCTGGGTGCTGCCTAATCCCAGCGGGCTGAATCGCGCCTCGCTCGATGAGATCGTCGAGGCATACCGGCAGCTCTATGAGGCGCTGCAGCAGGGCGTGAAATAGCCGGCGGCGGCGAAAAAAGGGCAATAAAAAACCCCGGCGAGCCGGGGTTTTTTTAACGCTAGCGGATTAGTCGTCCAGGAAGCTGCGCAGCACTTCCGAACGGCTCGGGTGGCGCAGCTTACGCAGCGCTTTCGCCTCAATCTGACGAATACGTTCACGCGTAACGTCGAACTGTTTGCCCACCTCTTCCAGCGTATGGTCGGTGTTCATATCGATGCCGAAACGCATGCGCAGCACTTTGGCTTCGCGCGCGGTCAGGCCCGCCAGCACGTCGTGGGTGGCTGAACGCAGGCTCTCAGAAGTCGCAGAGTCGAGCGGCAGCTCCAGCGTGGTGTCTTCGATAAAGTCGCCCAGATGCGAATCTTCGTCGTCGCCAATCGGCGTCTCCATGGAGATAGGCTCTTTAGCGATTTTCAGCACTTTGCGGATCTTGTCTTCCGGCATCAGCATGCGCTCGGCCAGCTCTTCCGGCGTCGGCTCGCGGCCCATCTCCTGCAGCATCTGGCGCGAGATACGGTTGAGCTTGTTGATGGTCTCAATCATATGCACCGGAATACGGATGGTACGTGCCTGGTCGGCGATAGAGCGGGTGATCGCCTGACGGATCCACCATGTCGCATAGGTCGAGAACTTGTAACCACGACGGTATTCGAACTTATCAACCGCTTTCATCAGGCCGATGTTGCCTTCCTGAATCAGATCGAGGAACTGCAGACCGCGGTTGGTATATTTTTTCGCGATTGAAATCACCAGACGCAGGTTCGCTTCCACCATCTCTTTCTTCGCACGACGCGCTTTCGCTTCGCCGATAGACATGCGACGGTTGATATCTTTTACCTGCTCGATGGTCAGGCCGGTCTCTTCTTCGATCTGATGCAGTTTCTGCAGGCAGCGCATCACATCTTCTTCAACTTCTTTCAGCTTTTCTGACCAGGGCTTATTCATGGCCAGCGCGGCTTTGAACCAGCTCTCGCTGGTCTCGTTGCCGGTAAACAGCGTGATGAAGTTTTTCTTCGGCATTTTGCACAGTTCAACGCACAGCTTCATGATGATGCGCTCTTGTGTACGCACGCGCTCCATCATCTCGCGCATGTTGTTCACCAGGTAGTCGAACTGCTTCGGCACCAGGCGGAACTGCTTGAAGACGTCAGAAAGGTTCTGAATCTCTTTCACTGCGTCAGCATGGCTGCGACCTTTGCTCTTGATAACAAGGCGGGTCGTTTCATACTGCGTGCGCAGCTCGACGAATTTTTCGCGCGCCAGTTCCGGATCGATTGAGTTATCGTCGTCGGAGCTGTCGTCTTCGCTCTCTTCGTCTTCATCTTCGTCGTCGTCGCGGTCTTCCTGAGACAGCTCAGAGCCGACGTGGGTGGCGGTAGGCGCCAGATCTTCTTCAGCGTTTGGATCCACGAAGCCGGTGATCAGGTCGGAGAGGCGAGATTCGCCCGCTTCGACTTTGTCGTACTGCTCCAGCAGATAGGTAATGGCTTCCGGATATTCCGCAACGGAACACTGTACCTGGTTGATACCGTCTTCGATGCGCTTGGCGATGTCGATTTCGCCTTCGCGCGTCAGCAGCTCAACGGTACCCATTTCGCGCATGTACATGCGCACCGGGTCGGTGGTGCGGCCAATTTCAGATTCTACGCTGGATAACACCTGAGCGGCGGCTTCCGCGGCATCTTCGTCAGTATCGGCGCTGTTTTCGTTCAGCATCAGATCGTCGGCGTCAGGGGCTTCTTCCACCACCTGAATGCCCATATCGTTAATCATCTGGATGATGTCTTCGATCTGATCGGAGTCGACGATATCTTCCGGCAGATGGTCATTG